TTAACATGCAAGAACTTGCCATCAAAAGAAGACGCATATAAAGAATTTATTGATGATTATGGTAGGTGGTGACGGAATCTTGAAAGTTGTGATATTAGACGAAGTGGAACAATTCTGCAAAGACCATAATTACAAAGTAATTGGGCTGGAGACACTATATGGGTTGGCAATAGAAAGCGATGATGACGGGTTAAACAGGGCGTATGAGGTTGGCTATGGTAAATGCAACCAGGTCGTGATTGAAGCAATGGCTAGAAATATGCCTGATGAAAGAGGCGGCAACTCATGCTACAAGTAGGCGATGAGTTCCCATACCGCCCCGGTGATGCGGTGCAGATTAATAACAAGTACCCGGATCTTGATGTTTATATGGGCAAAACATTCTATGTCGGTGCAACTGGCTGGGTTGCGGCTGTGCCGGTTGTATGGCTTCGCGGGGATGGTTCCCCGCTATCGTGTGTAGCATTGGATGGTGTTGAACGTGCAGGAGAATGAAATCGTTAATGTGCTTGGTACAGAATGGGACATAATATATGACAACAAAGATAATGACCCGTTGCTGGATTATAACCTTGGCTATGAAGATCATACGGTGAAGAGAATTGTAATCCGGGCTGATCCTATCGATGAGAACGCACATGACCAGGAATATCTTCGAAAAGAAGTGGTGCGGCACGAAGTGATCCATGCGTTCCTTGACGAGTGCGGACTTGCGGACAGTTCGCATAATGCGTGGGCTGTGGATGAAGAGATGATTGATTGGGTTGCCAGAGTTGGGCCAAAGATCTTTCAGGCATGGGCAGACCTTGATGTCCTGCCGGAGCAGTAATTCTGTGGTATAATATAAGTGTAAGGAAACGGTTGCGGACGTTTCTTTTATTTTTTGGATATTTTCTGGAGGATATATGAAGAGAAGTAAGTATTATGAAGTAACAATGGCAGATATTTGGACGGCAATGGAACATATTGAACAGAAAGAACCCTTGACGGCTGAAGACAATCTCACGGTATGGGTTGCGTTGGAAGCGCTACGGCGCGATCTTCGGAACGAAGGGTGTAACAAGTGTATGCTCCCACCGGCAAAGGAATGCGCGAGCGTGGCAGAAACGCTTGGGCTGTCAGAGTAATGGTGATGTCTGATGGCTAAAGAGATTCAGGTTGAGACCCCGCAGGATTATAGTGTGGGCATTCGTCTTAGTAATATCTTATTACCATACTTTACAAGTACTGTGGGGAGTGGTTGTTGTTATACACCATGTGACTACATCAAAACAAAGTGATGACATATAAAGTAATGATATGCCCACATTGCGGGCAGCGGTTGTATCCGTTTCTGGCAAAAGCAACATATAACTGTACTACCAACGATGAAGAGGAATTTGAAGTAAGATATCCGAGATGTTATTGCCAGAGTTATGTGAGTGGTGGTGATAAGACGAATGCCGATTGACTATAACAATGCAGAGCTTTTTTATAAAGTAGACCAAGATGGCGAATGGAAACCGCTTGGAAAGATAAAAGACATTAAAATATTTGACGAAGACCCGCCTGAAGTTATTGCTTTAAATCAGTATATGGACAAACCATTAGTGCGTATATATGTAGGGCTTGATAAATGGATAAGATATGTTAACACAAAAGATACTGCTGACTTTGGTTGCGGGGTTGTGGCGTATGATGAAGCTGGGGATTTGTTCGCCGCATATTTTGATGACGGGCTTTTTTATCTGCGGGAAGATCTAGTATGAGTCCGATAAAAGAAACAGACGGTTATATGATTTACGTGTCACAGCATGGCAAATACATCGAGTTCCCAAAGCGGGCGCGATATAAAAGAAACCCTAACCGCTCCTATTACTCTGGAGATTTTGCGGATGGTGAGGTCGTGTTATTCAGCAATTTTTCCGGGGATGATGATAAGACTTCTATGGGGTATGCATGGTATTTTGGTACTGAATGCAAACGTGGGAACTTTATAGATTTGGATGAGGTTGAAGAGATAACGGATGGTGAATAAAGAAGCAATAGAAGTAATGGATACGGCATTGTCTGGGCTGGTTGTAATGTTCGCCCAGTTATTTTTTGATAAATTTCAGGATGCGATTGATGATGACGGTGATTTTAAAGAGGTACAGCAGTTTTTAGACAATGTTGTATTTGCTTATTGTGCCGTGTTGGATGACGAAGACCACGCTGAAGTTGTTTTTAAGCGTATTGATGAAGTGACAGACAAATGGCTTGGTATGAAAGAACAGTTGTTCCATGGCATTCAGGAATAAATGAAAATGAATATGCTGTTGATTGATAATCTGGAGTGGCATAAAACAAAAGACTCGTTGCCGATCCCAAATACGGAGTGTTATATAAGGATACAGAAACCCTATCCTAACGGAGATTTTGCCCCTATTTATGACATAATACGTGTCGAAGTCCTCCAAAGTTATATGCCACATAACTATGGAGAAACGTTCTTTTATCGTGCCGGAGATTATAAACGCAATGTGTTTTCTCTTAATGATGTAGATGCGTGGGCAGATATTCCGGTTGGCGATCCAAATATTCGGCAGCTTCTCCCCTGTCCGTTCTGTGGCGGCAAGGCAGAACTGCATCATGTAGATGCATACGAGGATGACTACGGCGATATGCCGGAACATTGGTGGATAGGTTGTGAAAACCAAAAGTGTCTCATGCTCGTGCAGACTGGACTGTTTCTTGATAAAGAAAAGGCGATTGAAGCTTGGAACACAAGAAAAGTGTGATATAATAATATTGGTGGTGGAAGTTATAAAAAGTAACTTCCGTGTTGTTCTTGCCAGCCGGGGTGGTGCCCGGCTGGTTCTTTTTTATGAAAGGGTGAATTTTTGTTTGATCAAAGTTGAAAACGTGTCGGTATGGGGTTTTGAACACGCAGTTCGTGGTATGCGTGCTCCATACATGTCATATGATAAATCCGACAGTGGATACCGTGAGGTATATCCTCATTCCGATGAAGCTGACTTTGTTGTTGGCGATAATGATCTTGTGTTAATGCAGAGGTTGTATAAGGGTGGCCCGGAGCACAGAAAGTTTATGAGACAAATCTTTGTCGGCATGGATGTAACCGCTCCGTTTTATTGGTGGAAACAGTTTGATAAATATCAGATCGGTGTAACGACAGACTCTGAATCAACCATGCACACGCTGACAAAAGCTCCATTAACAGCAGAGTGTTTCAGTGTTGACGGAGATTTTAATATCCAGGACAACCCGCTTGACGATCCGTATTTTACTGGGAAAGACATTGCGTGTCTTGTGATTGAGCAGTGCGAATGGCTTCGTAAGCTATATTTGGAAACGAAAAATCCAAAGGTGTGGAGACTCCTTGTCCAGCTTCTTCCAGAAGGTTATAACCAGAAACGAACTGTAACATTAAACTACGAGGTTGCGGCTAATATTATCCATCAGAGGGCTGGTCATAAATTATCCGAGTGGCAGGACTTTATTGATGCACTGCGGCGTCTTCCATATCTACAGCTGATTATTGGAGAGCGTATCCATGAATAACGATGTTGGTAACTGGTTGCCAATCAGCGGCAATATCTTTCCGGCTGTTGGGGATCCGGTTCTTATTTCTGTTATCCTTGGCAATATGCAAAAAGTGTGTGGTGTTGGTGCTTTAAATTCTGCAAATGGATGGCAGATTATTTATATGCCATCTGATTCTGTAAACATGATTGCTGGTGTAGATGCATGGTGCCCTCTCCCATCCCCATATAAAGGGGATATTCCAGATGGATGATAAACTGACGGTATATGTGTGTGATGCAATCATGGGTAGCGGTAAAACCAGTGCCGCCATTAATATGATGAATACCATCCCTGGGCATTACGTGTTTGTTACGCAGTTTTTGTCAGAGGTTGAGAGGATCTGTGATCTATGCGGGTTTAAACAGCCGAGCGATGAGTTTATTAATAAGACGGTTGGTATTCAAGGGCTGTTAAGTTCACAGCAAAACATTGCAAGCACACATTCTTTGTTTTACAGATATACCCCGGAGATCTTATCGTTAATTCGCGACGGGCATTATACACTGGTGCTTGATGAGGTGCTCGATGTCGTTAAGCTACTTCAAATATCACCAAGCGATATTGCTGTTCTGATTGATGCAAATATTGTCGCGATAGATCCGAGTACGAATCGTGTAGCCTGGGTGCGTGATGATTATGATGGCGTTCTTAATGAATATCGTGATGATATTGAATCTGGCTATGTTACATACGAAGATGGTCGATTCATGGTATGGACAATGCCAATTGAACTATTCACGGCATTTGATAACGTCTATGTATTGACGTACATGTTTAGTTCTCAGTTTCAGTATCTATATTTTAAAGTTCATGATGTTTGCATTAGATATATAGACGTTAAACAGGTTAATGGTAGATATCTGTTCTCAGAAATATTGCTCGATGAACCAGCAAAACACTATCTAACTGGGTTGTCTGACAAACTATGTATTATTGAGGATACTGCTCTGAATTCTATTGGTGATCAATACTTTGCATTGTCGAGCACATGGTATAAGAAAAGTACTGAAGCCCAGGTTAAAGAATTGCAGAACAATATCTACAATTTAATGAGAAATAAGTTTGGAGTCGGTATCAATGACATCCTTTGGTCTGTATTTAAAGGTGGTTACAACAGAGTGAAGAGAAAAGGATTGATGAGCGCATTCTTAACTTATAATGCTAGGGCTATGAATGATTATGGTGACAGGCATTATTTGGCGTATTGTGTCAACGTCTTCCCAAGTCCAGATGAGTATTCGTATTTTAATAAGCGCGGGTACAGTATTGATGCAGATCGGCTTGCACTTTCATATATGGTGCAGTGGATTTGGCGATCAGCAATAAGAAATGATGAAACGATTTGGATATATATTCCTAGCAGCAGGATGCGTAGTTTACTGAAAGAATGGATAAAAGAGGTGTCTGTGTGAAGAAAAAGAATTGTCCAAATTGCGGGGCACCATATGATGTTGCAGAAAACAAGTGCCCATATTGCGGCACGTGTTATTTTGATATGAGCTGCATTGATTTAAGTAAACAAGAACCGTTTTACCTTAAGATTAAACTACCATATATGAATCACAATATTTATTTAACCCAAAGGGTTGTGCCAGACTTAAGTAATTGCACATTTGAAAGAGAGGTTAGTACTGTAAGCGCATATGATCGGAATAATAATGCTGTGATGCAATATATTGAATCTGATTCGTTTAACACAAGTCTTGCGTTCCATTCCGTAGTGGATGGCAATAGTTTGTTTAGTATTCAAAATGAATGATTTAAATAGAAGATATAACCATAAAGATGGTTAAGTGAAGTTAGTGGTAGGTGAATTTATTGGAAATAAAACAAGTTACATTGGATATGTTGCATCCATATCCAAATAACCCTAGAAAAAATGATGGTGCGGTTGATGCTGTTGCAGAGAGCATTAAGCAGTGCGGGTATTGCTCACCCATTGTGGTTGATGAAAATTATACGATACTTGCCGGGCACACTAGATACAAAGCGATGCAGAAACTTGGATGGGATCGCTGTGAAGTTTGTGTCGTGTCTGGATTAAATGAAAAACAGAAAGAGGCATATGTAGTTACCGATAATAAAACATCTGAACTTGCAGAGTGGGATATTGATAAGTTGTCAAACTTTGTAGAGGACCTTCAAGATGACTTTGAACTAACGGATATGGGCTTTAATGAAGCTGAACTATTAGAAATTAAATACAATATTTTCCCAGAACAGCGAGCGCTTGAGAACGCTGACCTATATAGTAAAAATGCAGATGAGTTATTGGCTCAACGAAGGGTAATTATTGTTTACAAAAATGATGATGAGTTCAACTGGCTTTCAAAACGTGTTGGAGTAGATCGCTCAAAGATCATCTTTAAAACGAGTGATTTGATGGAATTATGCAAACATTGAAGTGTGTTGTGCAGATTCGTGGGGCTAGTGGCAGTGGAAAATCTACATATATTCGATGGCTAATTGAAAAGTTACATCTTTCTTATAATCAAATCGTGATTTCTGGTAAAAAAATCCAGCTATATACATCTGAAGATTATCGCACTATTGTACTCGGAGATTATAGTGGAGCGCACAATACCGCTGGGATGGATTGTTTTTCTGGTAATAAAACAGATGTGATAAACATTATACTTTCGGTTATAAAAAGATATCACCCTGAATTATTGTATTTTGAAAAAATGATTCTTGGCGTTACTTTTACATTTGGCTATCAACTGGCTACATATCTTGCTTGTATTGGATATAAATATTTAGCTGTATTATTTTTACGTGAATACGATACGTGCTTTAGTGCAATATTGTGTCGTAATGATGGGAAAAATATTAATGAAGATAATTTATACTCAAATTATGTTAATGCCATAAAGTCATTTAATAAGTTGAAAGATGCCGGTGTACGATCGCTTTGTATTTTTCCAGATACAACAAAGAACGATAATATCAATGAGTTAATATTAAAAAATGGACAATAAGATATTAGAAGATTATATTTATTACCACATATATGGCGACTGTAATGTTAATTGTGTAGTATTAAGAGGCTATGCAGATAGTCATTCTCTTGATATCAATGATAGATTTTCGTTAGCGTATTTCTTTTCAATTACATATTGTGTTGCAACATCCATTTATCTTCTACAGAATAAGCATGATTTAAAAAGATGTGCGCAAGATAAAAGTATGCTTATTTTTCAATCAGATAGAAAATATGTAAAAATGGGTGATCGTTTTGATAGATTACTCGATATCTGGAGTAATTGTTTAAACAATAATTATGCTGATGTATTTGAAAACATTACAGTAAATGGGCGTATTGATGTTAATAAGGCAGTTAGATATGTAAGTAGCTGGTATTATTTCGGTCGGTATTCTGCATTCCTTTTCTTGGAAACGTTGGCTTCTTTATTAGATATTCCAATTAATGAATGTTCAAATCTTATATCTTATGGGAATGATAGATTAACATTTGCTGCCGGAATTTATATGATATTTGGGCAAATAGATTATGCAGAGTACGCTAACACACATCATAAAGTACCAACAAGCGTTGATTATCTTAACTCGCTATTGAAGACTATAATGGACGCTATTAATTGTGCTGGCGGTGAGAGCAATATCTTGTCATTAGAAACGTCGTTATGTGCATTTTATAAACATTATAAAGGCTCTAGATATAATGGATATTATGCAGACAGAATGTTATCAGAACTCCGCGAATATGATAAGAAAAACTTATTATCAGATATTGTAGCTGAAATATATAGATTGCGAGAGACATTAATTAATCACAAAATGCTTGGTGAGAAAAATGGATGGGACGGTATTCGGAAGGAGTTGTGTGATAGTTATTTAAAATATGGACGGGTTATTAGATATTAAACACGACTATGGGTCTCCAAGATGGAGCGGGGAGTTTATTGATTGCACAATGCCTATGACATTTGATACGTATAGTAATTGTTCATATGGATGTGCGTATTGTTTCTCTCAATATCAACGCGGCATTGGAGCAAGCGAGGACAAGTATTATCAGAAAAAAGTAAGTAGCGTAAACATAGATAGGGTTAAAGAGATCTTTTTGCACCCTGAAACAAGCCAGTTTGGGAAATATATATTGGCTAGGAAAGTAATGCAATGGGGCGGTTTGTCTGATCAGTTTGATGAGTTTGAACGTAAATATGGTGTAACGCTAGAATTATTGAAATTTTTTAAGTCTATAAATTATCCAATTTGTTTTAGCACAAAAGCGGTATGGCCCTTTTTTGATGATAGGTATAGAAAAATTTTTAATGGTCAAGATAATTGGAATGTTAAATTTTCCATTATTACGTTAGATGATAAATGCGCCAAAAAAATAGAACGTGGTGTTCCGTTGCCGTCCGAAAGGTTAAAAGCGTTACATGAGTACACTACGCTTAATAATGGAGGCGCAACGCTTAGATTGCGTCCATTTATTATTGGTGTTACGTCAAAAGATTATGAGCAGTTAATTGTTGAGGCTTACAACGCTGGAGCGAGGGCAGTGAGTACAGAGTTTCTATGTGTGGAGTCTCGCGCAAAGAGTAGAGTTAGGGAAAACTATAAGATTATAAGCGAATGTTGCGGATTCGATATTATGGATTTTTATAAAAAATATTCTTATGGATCTGGGTATCTTAGACTTAATCGATCTATAAAATATCCATATATTGAGAAGATGCAATCATTATGTAAAACTCTGGGGATGCGATTTTATGTTTCTGATGCTCATTTTAAAGAATGTTGTCATAACGGATGCTGTTGCGGGCTTGATGAAGCGTGGAATTATTCGCGTGGAAATTTTTGTCAAGCCCTACAAATTTGTAAAAACAATGGTGTTGTATATTGGAAGGATATATCTGAAGAGGCATTCTTTTTAGAAGATGTTTTATATAATAGAGCAATTGGATTTAATGCTGGTAGTGCAGAGCACATGAGTAAGTTTGTTGATATGACAATGAAGGATTATTTGCACTATGTCTGGAATAATCCTTTAAGCGGCCAAAGTCCATATAAATTGTTTGATGGAATTATGGTCCCAGATGGTCTAGACAATAATAATGATGTTATATATAAATATAACCCCAATAAAACGATAAGGATGTGATCGGTTGTCAACGGGTCGTAAACCAATTCCAGTATCATTAATTGATAATAGTGTACAACGTTTGACACAAGAGGAAATTAATGCAAGGTCTGCTTATGAAGTCTTTGGCTGTGATACGGACTTAACACCGCCGAAAGAATTGTCTCCCGATGGTGTTGCTGAATGGCATAGAATTATTGAATTATATGGGCAGCTTGATACAAATATTTTGAACAACTTAGATCGAACAGTTCTTTCTGCATATTGTGAAAGTACTGCAATATATCAAAGGGCACAACGTGAATATCAAAAAGGGTCGCTAGTGTTAAAAGATCCTAAGGGGAAAATTATTGAAAACCCATATCTGGCTATTATGAGAAAAGAAGCAGCGAATATTGCAAAACTTGCGGAGCAATTATGCCTCTCCCCCGTTGGTCGTGCACGAATGGGTATATTTGGTGCAAAAAAAGAACTTGCTTCAGATTCAACCATAGAGTTCTTTAAGAGGTATGGTTATGACGGATGATTTACAAGTGCAGAAAGTTATTGATTTTGTGCAGACGTTGAAACAGGTTGGCGATTTTTATGGCCAACCTTTTCATTTACTTCCGTGGGAAGAAAAGGTGTTGCGAGATGTATATGGGACTGTTGATGCAGATGGTCATCGGCAGTATCGTATTGTTTACATTGAAAGTGGAAAGAAGAATGGGAGATCTTCATTGGGCGCTGCCTTGTCTATATATCACATGATCTGTGATCCTCCTGGCGGGTTAATTTATAGTGCTGGTGCAGAACAAAAGCAGTCAGAGATCATATATAACTATGCATGCGATATGATTGAGCAATCCCCTATCTTATCCAGTCTTCTTAAGATTAGGCGATATAAACATGAAGTAATACACCGTAATAAGAAAATGGGCATGGTCGCATTATCTGCATCTGCATTTAGTAAGACTGGTATGAATCCATCTATTGTCTTTATTGACGAGTTGCAATCACATAAGTCAAGAGATTTGTATGATAGCTTGACGTTTGGTTCTGGCGCTGCAAGGCGGGAGCAGTTAATTTGGGTATTCTCTAATGCTGGTGATATACAGGATAAAAGTAGTATTGCATATGAGGTACACAATAAAGCGCAGCTTATTTTAAATGGCGACGTAACCGATCCAGCATTTTATCCATGTATTTTTTCAGCACAAACAGGGTGCGACATTATGGATGAAGAACAGTGGGCTATGGCGAATCCATCACTTGGTGTGTCTGTTCAAATAGATACAGTGCTGCAAGAAGCAACTCAGGCACAATATGATGTAAATTCTGAAAGGTTGTTTAGACGGTTAAGGTTAAATCAGTGGGTATGATTAGGCGGTGATGTTAAATACCTGAATTATATGAATTGAAGCAAATGCAGTCACTTCCGTTAAAATATAAGGTTATTAAAACGGTACAGCGTATCCGTGAATTTTATGATTATTATAATGGGAATGTTTATTGTAGTTTTTCTGGTGGATTGGACAGCACTGTTTTAGTTGATATTATTCGCAAAAACTTTGGCGATAGTATACCAATTATATTTATTAATACAGGGCTTGAGTATCCAGAAATCTTATCTTTTGCAAAACAAGATGGTGTTAAGGTTTTACATCCAAGAAAGACTTTTTTAGAAGTTTTAACAAAATATGGATATCCACTGTTTACTAAAGAAATAGCGGAAATAATTTATTATAGTAGGCGTCCATTTAATGTGAAAAGTTGTAATAATGCCCAGTTACAATTAACGGGCAGAGTAACACGACTAAGCAAGGTAACCAAGTATTTAAATATTGCACAGTTTCTTCCAGTGCTTATTAGCCATAAATGTTGTGACTGTATTAAGAAAGGGCCAGCAGAACAATATGTTTATATGACTGGTCGTTCTCGAATTATAGGGACACGAGTTGACGAAAGCAGCTTGCGAATGACAAGTTGGTTGCAACACGGATGTAATGTTTTTAATGAATCAAGTGGAGGCGTTAGTCGCCCCCTTTCTTTTTGGACAAAACAAGACATACTGCATTATATCAAGCAATACGACATAGATTATTGTCCTATATATGGTGATATTGTAAGTGATTCATCAGATGATGATTGTGTGCAAGATGTTTATGACGATGTATTAACAACAACCGGCGTAGATAGAACTGGTTGTATGTATTGTGCATTTGGTGCACATTTGCATAAAACAGAGGCGTCGAGATTTATGTTGTTAAAACAAACACATCCAAAGCAATATAATTATTTGATGAATGGTGGCGAATGGGTTTGTAATCCATATTATGATGAAAGCATTAAACATGTGGCAAATGAAAATGGATTTATTCCTTGGAACCCAAAGAAGATATGGGTTCCAAATAAGAATGGTCTCGGAATGAAAAATGTGTTTGATATGGTTAATAAACTATATCATTCAGAGATGATGCGCTATTAGAACTAAAACAAAGGACTGATTTAAATAGCTGAAGAAATAAAAAAGTCTGAGCGGACGGCCAACAAGGCCGTCCG